GTGCTTTCAATCGGGCGATCTCTGCTTTCAGTTCGTCGTTCTCCTTCAAAAGAAGCTCATTAAACTCCTTCGCTTCGGATAACAAAGAACCGTTATCAGCAACCTCCGAAAAGGTCACCCCGAAACTACGCAGCACTTTCTTTGCTGCGTTCACCTTATGATCGGGACCTTCAATTATTACTTTCATCCGTTAGCTGGATTTATTGATGTTGATGATTGCATCCGAAATGCTGGACACATAAACCACCGCAGCCTTATCCCGTACACCGAACGCCAGACGGATCTTCAGAACAACGGTCTTCTGACCTTCTACAAGGTCGGTTCCATTGTACCCAATCTCCATTGTCATGTCGCGTCTACGACCGATCATGGTCTGCATGACATCCAGAACGATGCATGTACCGGCAACGATCTCCTCACTTTGAAGGATACGAAGGCCATACACCATGGAAGGGTTACCGATGCTGTCGAATACCACCCGGCGATCTGACTTCGAGTCCTCGAAGGAATTCTTAGCCGCGGCCAGAAGCATCACGTCATCAGGGTTCAGATACACCGCATTAGGCTTGTACTTAGACTTCTGAACCTGGCGCTTCGCACATGCGATAACATCAACAATGGTAGCACTTTCAACAGTATTCAGGTATGGCACCGCGTCAAATGCAGTATTCTTATTGGCGGTCAATATACCGGCAATAGCAGACGAATCATCGCCCGCGGATCCTAAAATCTGATCGTCGATTTCGTCAAGAATCTTGTCAGGAGCCACTATGCTGATCTCGTCCAGTGCTTCTTCCAGGTCATCCAGCGTCTCGTCAGAGAGCACAAAATGAGTCGCAATGAAGAAAGATTTGAACGATACAGTCTTGAACAGAAAAGACGACTTCACCGATGTAGTTCCCTCAACCTTTGTTCCAGCTCCATCCTGGTAGTCGTAAACCACCAGCAACGCCATCGTAGGCCGTGTCAGACGCTTGGAGGGGAACACATCCAGAACGTGCGGGTAAATGGTCAACGGAATGCCGACCCTTTGAGGATCAAGCTGCGTTAACCGGAGAGTATCCACATTTGGCTGCACAATGTTCGACTCGAACATATCCACAGCCACCTTGTTGACGTGCTCTACTGGAAAATCAATATTGAAAGACAGCCTGGCGTTCTTGTTGTTCTCAAAGAACTTTGTGAATGACTTATACTTGCCATACACGTTATCAGAGCAATCTTCCAGGAATTTCTCCTTTGCTTCGGTGTTGGTTTTTACGATAGCGTCCCGAATTGCCTTCTTGAAGTTGGTGACGAATGCCTTCTTTTCTTCCGGGGCCATGTCCTTGATCTTCTTAAGTTCAAGACCTTGAAGATTAAGCGCTTCATTGCTCTTTGCCAGGTCAGCAACAAGTCCTTCATTGACCTTTGCTACCGCTTGGAGTCTTTCATCCAAAGCCTTCATCTGCTCATTGGTAAGGCTGGCAACCTTATCATTCAGCTCTTTGACCAGCTTATCGACATCAGATTGCTTCGCGTTTTCCTTCTGAGCCTCCTTGACAGTTGTCAAAACCTGCTTTGTGATCTCATCCAGGAAAGCCTTTTTATCAGCCTCCACAAGACCATTAGCAAGAACACCAGGAACGTACTTCCACCCCGGGAACAAGGCGCACACCGCGGCGAGCACAAACCCGAACGCGGATCCCCCAAATAAAAACAGGATAAGACCCGCCGTAAATAAACGCAAGCCTACCCTCACATTAAGTCCTTTAATCATTCTGATTGAAAATTTTAGGTGTAAACTAATTTTACAGAACCCTAAAACATTTTGGTGGGAGTGTCAAGAATTGACGGATCCTTAGGTGAGAGTGGCGGGAGCCGGGCCTCAAAAAATGTTTAGTTCTTATTACAATGAAAAATTCTTCGCGAGATAAAGGTAATCAATTCCTTCTGATTTCGTAATCTCAGGTTCTTCCGGGTCATCCTTGCCAGCCTCAAGAGTCGGCGTAGCAACGTTCGCCCCCCGTGGTACGGCGCTTCCCTCCATCACTTTCCCTTCCTTGATAGCCCAAAAATAACCATGCTCGTCAGCAGCGTCAGGGTTAACAGCCATTTCAATATACTTCTCCCATGCCTCGAACTCAGCCCCGTAATCCTTATCGTCGATGCACATAACCATGTCCACGTATTGCATGCCCACACTGTGGTTCTTCACTCGCTTCTTGGCATATTGCTCGTGCATGTACGGGTTCCTATCCTTACGCACCTGGGAGCGGAATGTTAGCCCTTCTGTCTCCCCCTTGAACTGTGGAAAGCCAAGCTCTTTCCATGTGTAATTCTGTACAAATGCCTCCAAATCATCGCCATCCGAAATGATGTTAGCAAACTTCATTTGATGCTCCTGTAGGTGCAGAATGCTCTTTTTGTTCTGCTTCAAACTACGGTTCCACATCTTAGGCAAATGCAGATCCAGATAACTGTCAATGATATTAGTGGTGTTAATGACCGCCAGCACCGGAAGCACGTCCAATTCCATGTTGACAGCCGCGTCTGCCTTCAACACAGCATTCTTCTCCATGAAGATCGGCGTGTTCATAAAAGGAATATCCATCGCCGGGTAGTCCGGGTTCAGACCTTTCAGGATAGACTTCTTCTGCGCGATAAGGCTCGTCTTATTCTCCACAAGGAACTTGAATAAGTCCTTCCGCTTCTCAAACCGTGGGATTCCAAGTGCTTTCATTTTCTTATCACTTTTTTATCGTGTAGATCACCTTCTTTTTTCCTGCGTGCCTTCTCAATATCAGCTTTCTTCCGCTCTCTCTCCTTCTCTTGATCGGTAATTGCTTTCATGCTGCATTCTGGTTTTGTGTTTCCGGCTGCGTTACTGGCTGCGGATCGCCGAGTAGCTTCTCCGCGTCCTCCTCATTGAATCCAAAGATAATCATTAACATGGCGATCCCGGCTTCATAGGTTGTTGACCCAGCAGATACCCCCGCCTGGATGTTAAGTATTCCCTGCACCCCGCCAACTGAACCCCGTAAAGCAGCCTGCTGCTCCTGTGTCCTGGCATCAATTGTTTGTGGATCATCGCTTTTCGGTTCTGGCTTCTTACCGTAATCCATGAACTCCCGAAACTCATCCGGTGTAATGACATTCATCTTCAATTCAGCCAAGTACTGATCGGAGTAAATCTTCGAGGTATCCGCCTTCAACTTCTCGCTTTCCTGTAGTTCCGCCACATGGTCAAAGCTTCCCTCGATGTACCATTCGGTATCGTCAAGACCCAAGAACGAGTTGAATGCGATGATCTCATCCTGAGACTCAGGAATAAGCGTACCCTGATACAACCGACGCACACTGGCCGCTTGGTTCTCAAAGGTGGCACCATGGAGGTACAGTTTAAGCAAGATCTCCGGTACTCCGAAGGCATGACACACAAGCATCGCATCGGTGGCAATCTCCTCAAACAGTCCAAGCTTGCGCACATCCTGATCGATTGGCGTGGACTTAAGCGGCATGTTCGAGAAGAAGAACTGCTTCTGACCTTCCCGTAATCCGTAGCCTTTTATCTGCTCCTGAATTTCATCCTTCTCTTTGGCCAACAAGGGGATTTTTCCGGAAGCATCCCCACGGTCAGAGCTTAATATTACCCTCATACCACGGTTCTGCATCATCACGTTACGGCTCTCGTAGGCCATATCGATGTTAGAGAGGGGACGTATCAATGATGCTGCAGTCGGGGTCCCGAAGATAAGCCCAGCTCGCGGGTCTATATTCGGAGAGTTCTGGTGCAAAATCTCATTGGTAGCGAATTCTTTCTCGGTATCGCCATACTTGAACCTCCACCCCTTAATGACATCCGTTGCCTCCGTAGCATCAAAGTACTTACCTGCAAGCTTGAACTCCATGTACTGCGGCCACACATTCCACAGAGCCACGATGTTATTAATATTCACACCCATCCCGAAACCAGCATTGCCGTATGTCATGGTGTTACCGCAGACCTCACGGAAGATCTTCCGCTGTATGAGAAACTCCCACCGCTTCTGCATTACGTTTGGGTTGTTCAGCAACTTGTATATTTTTTGAGGGAGTGGCTTACGTGTCGTCTCAGGCTCTACCTCTCCGGTTCTTCGGTTCTTGATGACGAATTTCATATTCGCATACTCTCGGGCCTTGATCATCACAACCGCGTAAAAGATCGGGTTGGTGATAAACCATTCAAAGTAGTCCATCAGACCGCGTAGCTGCTGCCAGTATGGAGTGTCCTTGAATAGGAGGTAGCTGACGAAGGGTATCCCGAAGTTATCAGCAGAGGTCAGTCGGTTGCCGGTAGGCATTGCCTCTGATCGGCCCTGTGGCCACAGAGACGACTTACCGGTGATTACGTCGCGTAAATTTGGCACGCTTGGGTTTGTTTTGTACAAAAAACGCTATTCCGTGGGATATTTCAAAAAGAGAGCCCAGACGGTCAGGTCCAGGCTCGCTATTCAACATGAAAAAAGTATGCTTAATCAACATAGGCAACACCATCCTCAATGCGAATGATCTCAAATTTCCCCTTCATTACAAACTTCGGTGTCTCCTCATTGAACTGCCCTTGCGTTGGTACATTACACACAACATTCTTTACACTCTCTGACTTCCCGTCGAAGGTGATTAGGACTTCAAGATCACCGTCCTGCTCAGCCTTGTCCCGGTTGAAGTGAAAGAAGAACTCCCTCCTGCCACATGCACAGTCATCATGGAGACACATACGCTTACTCTACTAAGGTGAAATCAATGTAATACTCCTGTCCTACCTTGAAGTATTCGGCAGCGCCCTCATTAATAATACTCAACTGTACGGATCCTCCAGGCGTTGCCTTGTAAAAACTTTCGTTTTCAACACTGCCTGACGTTACCGGACTCATCGTCACAGATGAACCCTTGCTCTCTCCTTCTGAGGCTTCCTGCGGTTCAACACTATTACAGATAAATTTTGCGCGTACTGTACTCATAGTTTT